TACGGTACAGGTATCGGTGAGATCGTAGTCAAGACAGAGAAAGAGTATAAACCAGCTACTCAAGCTATTCCAGGCATCGCTAATGCAGCTGCTATTGGCGTTGAAGAGAAGGAACGAGTAGCAATCAAGATTAAACCTGTCAATCCTAAGAACTTCTTGATTGATCCTAATGCTGATTCCGTTGAAGATGCTTTAGGTGTTGCGATTGAAAAGTACGTTTCTATCCACAAAATCGTGGAAGGGATGGAAAAAGGTATCTATAAGAAGTTAGACATTGGTTCTGTCAATGATTCTCCTGATTTAGAAGCTACTCAAGAGATTTCTGAGTATCAGGACGCTAAAGTACGTGTTATTACGTATTATGGCTTAGTTCCTAAAGAGTATCTTTCTGGTGAAGATGAAGTAGAAATTGCTGAGTTATTCCCTGAAGACTCCGAAGCTGATGACTACGCTAACCTCGTTGAAGCAATCGTAGTGATTGCTAACGACAGCATGGTTCTTAAAGCTGAGGAAAACCCTTACATGATGAAGGATCGTCCTGTTGTTACATATCAGGATGACACAGTTCCAGGCCGTTTCCATGGTCGCGGTACTGTTGAGAAGGCCTATAACATGCAAAAGTCTATTGATGCGCAGTTACGTGCTCATTTAGACTCTCTTGCACTGACTACGGCTCCCATGATCGCCATGGATGCTACTCGCCTGCCTCGTGGTGCTAAGTTTGAGATTAAACCGGGTAAAGCTATCCTTACTAACGGCTCTCCAAGTGAGATTTTATACCCGTTTAAGTTCGGTCAGACAGACGGTAATGCAGCTGCTACGGCTCAGAACTTTGAACGTATGCTTCTGCAGGCTACAGGCACTGTTGATAGCGCCGGTATGCCATCCAATGTGCCTCGTGACGCTACCGCAGGTGGTATGTCTATGGCTATGGCAGGCATCATCAAGAAGTATAAGCGTACTTTGACGAACTTCCAAGAAGATTTCATGGTTCCGTTCATCAATAAAGCTGCTTGGCGCTATATGCAGTTTGATCCTGAGCGTTATCCTTCTGTGGACATGAATTTTGTTCCGACAGCTACTTTAGGTGTGCTTGCTCGTGAGTTCGAACAGCAGCAATTGATTGGTCTTCTGCAGACATTAGGCCCAAATACTCCTGTATTGCCTCTGATTCTCAAAGGTATCCTTCAAAATAGCTCACTTAGCAATCGCGGTGAACTTATTGAGGCCTTGGAGAAGATGTCTATGCCTGATCCGCAGCAGCAACAAGCTGCTCAGCAGCAACAGCAGATTCAAATGGCTCTTGTCCAGGCTGATTTGCAAGATAAACAGTCTAAGGCACAGAAACAGCAAGCTGAAGCTCAGAAAGCTATGACAGAGGCTCAATTAGCTCCTCAAATGGCTCAAGCTAAGATGATTGCAGCATTATCCACTAACTTGAACGATAACAACGAAGGCGCTGACTTTGAACGTCGCTTGAAGATGGCTGATTTAGCTCTCAAACAAGAAGATATCAAGAGTAATGAGCGTATCGCACGTATGCAGTTAGCTGGAAAGATGCGAACACCAACTAAACAATAACACATATAAACTAGAAGGGACTCCTATAAATGGAACAATCCTTACAGAAATATTACGAAGATTCGTTCTCAATGATGGCTACTCAAGGATGGGCAGACCTCATTGAGGACTTTACCAAATTAAAGGCAAGTATCAACGATATTACATTGACTACGGACACACAAGATTTATTTTTCCGTAAAGGTCAACTGGATATTCTGGACTTGATTTTAAAGCGCAAGGAGACTTGTGAGCAGGTATATGAGGAGTTAAATTCCGATGCGTCGAATGTTTGACTTTTTATGCACTAATGGTCACGTTACCGAGCGATTGATAGATGACAGCGTAGGGTCAATAACTTGTCCCGAATGCGGTAAGGAAGCTGTCAAAGCAGTATCCTCGCCTCAGATTAAGTTGGAAGGCATCACAGGTGCTTTTCCAGGAGCTTATGATAGGTGGGAGAAAGTAAGGGCTGAAAGGCTCCAACAAGAACAGAAACGTAATGCTTAATCCTGAGCACGTTCCTGAATTTATTTTTAAATCCGCAACAAAGTGAGGATACTCGCTGCGCTGCGTAAATCCTGTAATCCTCATACTGGGACAGGGAAAGGTTAGGTATGGCTTTAATTGAAAACGATGATGATCTGGTTCAACAAAGTGAATTAGACGCTGAAGAACAGAAACAACAGCAACAGAATAATAACAATACTAATGATGTTGTAGATGAGAAACCACAGGCTTATGAGGTTCCCGAGAAATACAAGGGTAAGAATCTCGAAGACATTGTGAAGATGCATCAAGAGGCTGAAAAGCTCATTGGGCGTCAAGCACAAGAAGTTGGTGAAGTTCGACGGCTTGCTGATGAACTCTTGAAACAAAAACTCTCTAGTGACAGTAAACAAGCACAACCACAAGCAGTACAAGAAACACAAGAGATCGACTTCTTTGAAGATCCGAAGTTAGCAGTTCAAAAGGCTGTAGCAACCCATCCTGATGTTCTGGCAGCTAAGCAGGCAGCGCAACAGTTCCGAGCTATGCAAACACAGCAGCAGCTTGCAGCTAAGCATCCTGATTACTCTCAGATCGTTAACGATGGTGAATTCGTTGATTGGGTTAAGGCATCACCTACGCGGCTTAACATGTTCGCTGTTGCCAACGCTCAATACGATTTTGCTGTTGCTGATGAACTTCTTTCTACATTCAAACAGATTCGCACAGCAAAGACATCACAGACACAAGAAGCTGGGAAGCAAGCTCTTAAGCAAAACTTAAAAGCTGCTGCAGTTGATGTTGGCGGAACTGGTGAATCTTCTAAGAAAATCTATCGCCGTGCCGACCTTATCCGGCTACGTATGACAGACCCTTCTCGCTATGATGCCCTTCAAGATGAAATCATGGCAGCATACGCTGATGGGCGAGTTAAGTGATGCAAATCACGTAAATAAGTTAAATAAATAAACACAAACTCTAATCTAAATTACTAGGAGATTTAAAAATGGCTTTAGGTTCTAACCACCAAACTATCACTACCGCAGACAAGTTCATTCCTGAGGTATGGAGCGACGAGATCATCGCCACGTACAAGAAGAACTTGGTTGCTGCTAACCTCATCAAGAAGATGAACTTCGTTGGCAAGAAGGGCGACACCGTCCACCTGCCGAAACCCGGTCGTATGACTGCTAACCAGAAGGCTGCTCAGTCTCAAGTGACTCTGAACACCGATACAGCTACTGAAACCCTGGTGTCTATCAACCAACACTGGGAAGCTTCGGTGCTGATCGAAGACATCGTGGAAGCTCAAGCTCTGGCTTCTATGCGTCAGTTCTACACTGATGACATGGGCTACGCTCTGGCTCGTAAAGTTGACAGCTACATCCTGGAACTGGGTCGTAGCGTTAACGGCGGCTCCGGCACCAACGCTTACTCCGGCGCTCTGTCAGGTGCTGACGGTACTACCGCTTACGTTGCTGGCGCTAACACTGGCGTGGGCGCCCTGACTGACGCTGCTATTCGTCGTAGCATTCAGCGTCTGGATGACAACGATGTGCCTATGGACGGTCGTTTCCTGATCGTTCCTCCGAGCACTCGTAACACTCTGATGGGTATCAACCGTTTCACCGAGCAAGCCTTCGTTGGTGAAGTCGGTGGTAACAACACCATCCGTACCGGCGAAATCGGTAACGTGTATGGCATCCCCGTCTATGTGACCACCAACGCCGATACCACCAGCGGTTCCACTGCTACCCGTATCGCTCTGATGGGTCATCGTGACTTCGCAGTGTTCGTTGAGCAGAAGGGTGTTCGTACCCAGTCGCAATACAAGCAAGAATACCTCGGTACTCTGCTGACTGCTGACACTCTGTTCGGTGCTGCTGAACTGCGTGACTACAGTGCTGTTGCTCTGGCTGTCCCAGCGTAAGCGTATGGCCTAAGTGAACTAAGGAGGGCCCTTCGGGGCTCTCTTTTATATAGTGCTCTTTGAGAGTATTACATAAAGGAGAATAATATTATTATGGCTAAATTTAAATGTAAACTGTCTGATTGTGTGTATGAGTTCACTTCTGAACATGATATCAAGACAATGAAAGAACATCCTGATTACGTTGAAGTTGTTGAAGTTGCTGAAGAGACACAAGTTAAACGTACAGCAGGTCGTCCTAAGACATCCGTTACTGAGGAATAATAGTTATGCGTGAAGTATCAGTAGGTCTAAACTTAACAGCAGGCGCTTTAACGACTGTATACACTGTTCCTACTGGCTACTACGCTAAATGGAATCTGATGTATGTGTTCAATAACTCTGGTTCTACTAAAACTTGTTTAGCATATTGGACAGATTCTAGCGCCTCTGCTGATATTTATGTATTAAATAATGCTATCAATTCTAAAGAATATATTAGAATGGATGGCGGAGCTTATGTAGTTCTTGAAGAAGGGGACACTATTAAAATGCAAAGCGAAGTAGGTAGTTCTTTTTCAACTATCTGTACTTTTGAATTGATTCGTAAAGGTTAATAATGGCTGCTATTACAACTACAGATATCCAAAACTGGTTAGCTGCTAATCCTGGGCTAAGTGATGCTCAAATTGCGTCCGCTATGGATCAGTATGGCGTATCTCCTGCTCAAGTGGCTGCTGCTACAGGAATTTCTCCACAGGTTATTCAAGATAGATATACAGCTAAAAGCACAGCTATTCCTACACCGACAACATCGACAGCCACAGCGACTCCGAAGACTCAAGCGCCTGTCATTTCCTACACCCCTGCTCCAGACTCCGAAGGCGGGCAACAGTCCGGCAGTTACGCCATCAACGGGAAGGGTGTAAACCCTATTTACGGTGCTTCGACGTACATAGGTGGGGGGATGGATAACCCGGAATACACACCCGCTCAGGTTACTGGTTATTCCGGTGGCATCGAACACATTGGGGATCAGGACTACACGGCCCAGTACGATGCGTCAGGGAACTTGCTAGGGTACAGGCCCTACGCTGGTGAGTCGTTCTTCAGCAGCACCGTAAAGCCGCTCTTGCCGATTATTGTCAGCGCAATCGCTCCTGGGTTGGGTGAAGCTATTGCTGGCGCCACTGGGTTGACGGGGGCAGGGCTTTCCGCTGCTACCGGAGCAACCATTGGTGGTGGAACAGCCGCTTTAACGGGTCAAGATGTTTTAAAAGGAGCTATTGCTGGAGGAGCTGGCGGGTATCTCTCAAGTAGTGGCTTAAACACAGATATTGGGATGAACTCTCAATTAACCCCTGCAGCTATTGATGCTGGTTTAGGTACTCCCGGTTATGGCTATAATGCCTCTGCAGCTTCTTCTGGTTTGTTTACTCCTGCTGTTATTGGATCTAACGCATATACACAGACAAGCTATCCTTACGATATGGCCGATTTTGCTGCTGCTGATGCATTACAGCTCCAAAGTCAAGTAGGTAATAATCTTCCTGCTATTGAACAAAATTTAGTTGCTTCAGGCGTAGATCCCTTAGTTGCTGCTGATATTGCAAATACGGTTGCACTGAATCCTAATATTTCTCAATATGATCTTACCAACTACATCAATACAAATTTTGGCGGCAGTAACATATATGATGTAAATACAGCAACTCAGTATCCAACATCAACTCTTCCAGGAGAAGGTGGATTACTCACAAGTGTTCCAGGGTATGTAGCTCCTTCAACAACTTCTACAACACCAACAACACCAACAACAGGTTTAACAAACTCTCAAATTAGTTCGTTATTAAAAATAGCTTTGACGTTGGCAGGAACAGGAGCAGCTTCAGGAGCTTTATTAGGAAATAAACAAACTGTAGGTGCTTTACCTACTCAAACAGTTCCTACAAATTCTCTTGATTATTATAACGCAATTCAGAACTACTACAACACATATCTTCCAAATAATCCGAAAGATGTTGTTACTCCATTACAAAACTGGTATTCTTCTAAATACGGAGCTTAAATGTCTACAATCATTACCAAGAATAGTTCTACAGCGTCTGCAGTACCTTCTGCAGGTGCCCTTGTACAGGGCGAATTAGCTGTTAACGTAACAGACAAGAAATTATATACCAAAGACTCTGGTGGTACAGTTCAAAAGTTAGTAGGCTCCCTTGGTAATCAAGAAGCTAATGCAGTAGCTATTACAGGCGGTACTGAGTCCGGTGTCGCCATCACTGGTGGTACTATTAATAATACACCAATTGGCGCAACTACAGCTTCTGCTGTTACAGGTACTTTAATCACAGCAACTACAGGTTTTTCTGGCCCTTTGACAGGCGCTGTGACAGGCAATACGACAGGTATCCATACAGGTGACGTCACAGGCAATGTCACAGGTAATGTTACAGGTAATATCACAGCTTCTAGCGGTTCCTCTAGCTTTAATAATGTGACCATTAACGGCACATTGGATATGAATGCAGGGACTACAGGAACTATTACTGGTCTTGCTACCCCTACGAACAGTACAGATGCAGCCACTAAGAGCTATGTAGATACCGCTGTTGCTAACGTTGTTGCGTCTGCTCCTGCAGCTTTAGATACTCTTAATGAATTAGCTGCTGCTTTAGGCAATGATGCTAATTTTGCAACCTCTGTTGCTACATCTATTGGTACTAAAGTTTCTAAAGCTGGTGATTCAATGACAGGTAATCTGTCTATGGGCACTAATAAGATTACAGGTTTAGGGACACCAACAGCAGGAACTGATGCGGCTAATAAGAGCTATGTGGATACTGCTGATGCTCTTCGATTGAGTTTGTCTGGTGGGACTATGACAGGAAATATTGTCATGGGTACCAATAAGATTACCAGTACTGCTACGCCGACAACTGATGACGATTTAACTCGCAAAGCCTATGTTGATGCTATTTTAGGTAGCGGGACTTCAGCGGCTGCTTCGGCTGCTGCTGCAGCTACTTCGGCTACCAATGCTGCTAACTCAGCTTCTTCAGCATCTACAAGCGCATCTTCTGCAAGTGCAAGCGCCACTGCTGCAGCTGCTAGTTACGATAGCTTCGATGATAGGTACTTAGGCCCGAAATCTTCTGATCCTTCTTTAGATAATGACGGCAATGCTCTATTAACTGGTGCCATCTACTGGAATACAACATCCTCTCGTATGCGTGCATACACAGGGACTGCTTGGGCTGATTTCTATCCTGCAACTAATCCTGTTGAACAAACAGATATTGGTACAGCAGCTAACGAAATTCCTTTGAATCAGTACCTTGGAAAATTGGCCTACAAAGATGTATTAGGATTAGATGCAACACTAAACCCAGCTCCTACTATTGCTTCTGCTGCAACTATTCAGCCTACAGCACCTATATCCTTTGTATCAGGTATAACAACAATCAATACTATTACTGTTCCTCCTGAATTTGTAGGCGGTGGTAGTCTTGTTCTTATTCCGACAGGATTATGGTCTACAGGAACGTCTGGTAACATTGCTTTAGCCACTGTTGTCGTTGTAAGCAAAGCTCTTATTTTGACTTACGATGCAGGAACTGCAAAGTGGTATCCATCTTATTAAGGAATAATAATGGCTATTCAATCTAATTTTCCCTCTTTAAAACCGACTCTCCTGCTTGACTTTGCCAACACCAAGCAGCTCGACCCGCGCATCACCTTCACCCGTGCAAGCACTGCCACGTACTACGATGGCAAGACTACGGCTAAGGCTGAGCAGAACCTGCTGACGTACTCACAGGACTTTGATAATGCGGCTTGGGCTGCGTCTGGATCAACTACTACAGCAAATTCAACCGCAGCCCCCGACGGAACGACTACAGCAGATTCGCTTTTAGAAACTGCCACAACCTCTTTGCATCGAGTACGGCAAACCATTTCCGCCGCTGGTACATACACCGTTTCAGTGTTTGCAAAACCAAACGGGCGTGATTTTATTGCTATTGCCCCTGATGATTCTGGGACAGTGTATGCGGTTTTTAATCTTGCAACCGGCACCGTTGGAACAACCGCAGGTGGCGTAACAAACGCAACAATCACGCCGTCCGCAAATGGTTTTTACAGAGTGTCTGTGTCTCTACCATTGACCACTAGCGGCCCTTATCTTCATATACGCGATGCGGACAGTGCCCCCACATCCTACGCTGGGGATGTCACCAAAGGGCTTTACATCTGGGGCGCTCAAGTCGAACAACGCTCCTCTGTCACTGCCTACACCGCCACAACCACCCAGCCGATCACCAACTACATCCCTGTGCTGCAAACC